TTTCACACCGGCGCCGGTCAGCAACTCGCGCCATTGCCCCACGCTTTCCGTGTTGGTGATCTCGACCGTCTCCGCGCTGATCGATAAGCCGCGCGCACGAAGCCCGGCGACCGTGATGTAAACACCCTCGCCCGTCGTATCGACCTTCAGGAGAAGGTCCTTACCTTTCTGTGCTGACATGAGAATGGAACTCTTTTGTTTGGTGCCCGGGCGACTCGCCTCCGGCGAGCCGGCCGCCCGACACAGGGTTGGTGGATTCGATCTTCGCTTTTGTCATCCCGGGGAAGCCGCAGGCGCGGCGAGACCCGGGACTCAGTGTAACGATCGCTCATCGCGATCCTGGCTCCTGGCTCTCCGCTTCGCGTCGACAAGGATGACAATTATTTGATGGACGTCGCCCACGTTCCGTCATCCCGGCGACGGCCGGGATCCAGGCATGCCTCCGCATTCATATTTTGGCTCATTGTCCGGGTGCCGGCCTCCCGCCAGCATGACGAGATTAAGCGAGATTCCCCGTCGTTTATTCCACTTCCGTTACCGCGCGGAAGCGGGCAATGCCGTGGAAGGTTTCGCCGTCGTTGTCGCGGCGCGCTTCGGAATATTCATGACGAAGGTTGATGAGCCGATGGCCTGACAACGTCAGATCCTGATCGTGCAGCGCATCGCGCGCCGCAGAGATGACCGCTTCGGCTTCCTTGCGTCCACGTGCGCGCGACCAGACGTGCAAGGTGACGAGATGTTCGTAGCCTTCATCCGTTCCCGTCGACCAATCGCGCTCGCTCGATTGCCCGAAGGTTACGAACGGGAATTCGACTCGCGCTGGCGCGTCGTCGTAAATGCGCGGACCGCCGAGCGCGTCTAACGTCGCAGCATCGTGCGTGAGTTTGTTAAATATGGCTTGCTGAAGGGCGAAACCAGCACTCGACATCATTTGCCTCGCGTCGCTTGTGAATTACCGAATTCGCCCTTTCCACTCGCATCCGCCCCATTTGGGGAACGAGTTGCGGCGCCGCCGAGTTCCGCCTCGCGTTTCGCGATTGCACTACGCACAAGCGCAAGCGCTCGCGCCCGTGCCAACGACGTCGAGATGCCGCCTATACTCACATTCACATTCATAGATCACGCTCCTCCACCGGACATTTGAGCCAAGCCCCACGATCCTCGACGTCGATGGCGCCGAGGATATCGAACACGCGGGTTCCAAACCGGATGCGCATGTCGGGCTTCACGTCGGCCCGATAGCGGATCCAGATATCGTGCGTCGCCGTTCCGGCCATGCGGTCGAGGACAAAATCTTCTCTGACCGTGCGAGACCAGATCGCGGCCCAAACCTCGGCGACGGTCTGCCATTCTGTTGTCGAGCCGCCTGCGCCGTCGCTCGTACGATCCGGCGTTTCGATGACGATGCGGTGACGCAGGTCACCGGCTTTGACGGGCGCTTTCATAGGCGAATCGTGCGGAACGGATTGATAAGATCGCCAATAGCGTCGGGAATACGCGCACCCTCACCGCCGATCTCCTGAGGATCGCGATGCTCGTACCAATGTGCCGTCAGCATCAGGATCGCATGCTTCAATGGCGCCGGAACGCTGTCGGCATCATCACCAAAGCCGGCGCTCAAATCGATTTCAATTCCATTCGCTGGAGCGCCGGGCAACGGCGGCGTACAATTGTTCCAGACAAGCCGCGGCGGCCGCGATGCGATATCGACGAGGTAGTTCTGCTCCGGCACGACGGTGGCATTGCCGCTCGCATCTTTCACACGAACTTCGCGAACCGAACTGAGCGGTGCAAGAGGCAGATCGAGTTGCCGCGCATCCGGCCAGCAATCGAGCATCAATGTCCATGACTGCGTGATGAGCGCGAGCGACAGCGCTGTCTCGATATGAAGCCGCGATGTGAGAAGCAGGCTTCCGATCAAGACATCTTCGGCATCGCCGTCGATGCGCATATGCGCCTTAGCATCGGCGACCGTCACCGGCTCCGCCGCAGGCGGGCTCGTCATCACGAGGTGCATGAGAAAGGATTCCTGATTTTTGTGCCGGAGCACCGGTTGTCGAGCGCCGGCGATATGCGGGACCATCGCAGCACGATGGTCCCGCACGTATTCCGCGCAGGCGGGAGGGGGACCTGCGCGGGAACACGAGCAAACGTTTACCCTCGGCCAAGCGCGAGCGAGCGCATCGCGCAGGCTCCGCTGTTCAAGGATGACGGTATGAAGCGCTACTCCGCGAACTTCAGCAGCTTGATCGCGTCGAAGTCCTGAACGCCGCCGCCGACACGCTTCGTCGTATAGAAGAGCACGTAGGGCTTAGCGCTGTAAGGATCGCGCAGCACGCGGACGCCTGCACGGTCGACGATTAGATAACCGCGCGAGAAATCACCGAACGCAATCGCCATCGCGTTGGACGCAATATCCGGCATGTCTTCGCTTTCGGCGACCGGATAGCCCATCAGCGACGGCCACTCTCCCGGCGCGTTCGCCGGCTGCCACAAGTAATTGCCGTCGCCGTCCTTCAATTTGCGTACCGCAGAGACCGTTGCGCGGCTCATCATGAAGGTGCCGTTGGCGCGATACGGCGCCTTCGCGGCGTAGATGAGATCGAGCAGCTTGTCGCCCGGCGCCGTCGATACAAACGCGCCATCGGCGCCTGACGTCACGAAGCCGATTTTGCCCCAAGCCCACGATGCGTTCGCAACCGTGTCATAGGCGAGGAACCCTTTGGGTTTGTTCGAACCGTCTCCGCTAACGAATGCGGTGCCTTCCTGCTCGGCAAAAGCAACGCGGACCTCCTCCGCCAGCCATTCGTCGATGTTGACGATCGTGTCGTCAAGCAGCGTCTGCGACGCCGCGGGCATCGCATAGAGTTCCATCGTCGGAAATTGCAGGTTGGCAAGTGTAGGCGTGTCCGTCTGCGTGCGCGAAGCCGTTTCCGCAACCCAGCCCGAACCGACGCCCGTCGTTGCGAACGGCCGGTTATAGACCGAGCCTGATACCTGGCGGATGCTTGCGAGTGCGCGCATCGGAGAGATCGCTTTCAGCGCGCTGTTGACGGCAGCTTCTGTTTCGGCAGGCACGAGGTAGCCTCCATCGGCATTCGACCCGGCCGACAGAGCTTTTTCCTCGATGCGGGCCAAACGCGACGCATCTCCGCGACGGACGTAACCATCGAAGGCCGCCGTGTGCGCCAGCTGCGATGCGGACGTCGCGGTGTTGTCCGCGAGATGCGGGCGCGCCGCTTTCAGCGCGATGCTGTCGGAAACGCGTTTCGCGGAATCGAGTGTTTCTTCGATGCGCGCCAGCTTTTCGGCGACGAGCGCGTCGGTTGCGCCGCGGCTTTCGATCTCCGCGAGGCGCTGATCATTCGTTGCCTTGAATGCCTCGAAGGCTTCGAGAAATTCTTCGAAGGCGCGCGCGGTATCCCCGCCCGCCCCCTTCGTTTCGAGGGTGGTGATGTCGGTCATGTTATTTTCCAGTTTGATAAAAAGTCGAGATTGAAAGAACTTTCCCGCCTCCGTCACCCCGGCGCAGGCCGGGGCCTAGACAAGCATCAGTAAATGCGTTGCAGACCATTCGCGGCGAGCGTGCCGCGATGATTGCATTTCATTTTTTGTTGAGCTTTGAATGGATCCCGGCTGCGCCGGGATGACGATGGTGAGAGAGTTATGCTTGCATTATCAGCCGCGCCGCATCGCGAAAGCGCGAGGCAAGCACGGCATCTCCGCTAAAAGTCCTGCCCGCATCCCGCAGGGCCTTGAGACCAGGAAAGCCGGAACGGAGCACCGCTCTTGCTTCCATTCGCGTCAGCCCAGCATCCCGCGTGAGCCAGCGCTCGAATTCCCGCATCGTCGGAGAAGCGACCGCGAATGGCCGCGTCTTCACACTTTCGACGCGCGCGCCCGGCAGCATCGGAAAGGTGACGACAGAAATTTCCCAGAGATCGACTTTCTCCAAACGGCGAATGCCGGTCGCCGCGTCGCGACGCGCCGTCACCGCTTTAAAGCCGATCGACAAACCATCGAGCGCTCCGGCGCGCATCAACGCAAGCACCTCGCGCGCTTTAGCCACCGCCGTCATCAACCGACCACGGACGTAGAGCCCGCGCGCATCCTCGCGGATCTCGTCCCAGACGCCGATCGGCTCGGCAGGGTCGTGCTGGAACAGCATCTTTATACGCGTAGTGCCCCTGCTTTTCAGGCTTTCCCGAAATGCGCCCGGCACGATGACGTCGTGTCCCAAGTCCTCGCGATTGAAGAGGCTCGCGTAGCCCTCGAACACACCGTCATCGAGCGATTTCGCTTCGAAGGGAAGCGCGCGGCTGCGCTTCACCAGCGAAGCAGGCAGCAGGAAGGGATCGGTCATCTGTGTCTCTTTCGTTATGCCTTGCGACGCCTTGCGCGAAGCGGGTGCAGGCACGGCATTCAATCGTTCGGTTGGCGCTGATAGGAAGATAAATTCGTATATCCGGCCGCCACACGCTTTTCGTCGTCGGTGAGGAAGGACGCGCTTTCGAGGCGTTTCCAGAGCGCATCGCGTTCGGAGGCAAGCGCTTCGATCTGGTCGAGATCGGGACGCAACTCCAACGCGCTTGGCGGCCGGCTCCGCGCAGCGGAGTCGCCAAGTGCAAACGCAGGACTGAGCCAGCTCGCCAGCGCCCGCGCGGTTCTGTTCACCAGCGGAAGGACCGTCTGACGCCAGAACGCGCGCTGCGCTTCTTGATAGTTCGAATACGTGTTGTCGCCCGGAATGCCGAGCAGCATCGGCGGCACGCCGATCGCAAGCGCGATCTCGCGCGCGGCGACGTTCTTCGCCTCGATGAAGTCCATGTCCTTCGGCGTCAGCGACAACGGCTTCCAGTCAAGTCCGCCTTCCAGAAGTAGCGGCCGCCCCGCCTGGCGCGCTCCCTGGAAATTCGTTTCAAGCTCGCTTTTGAGACGCGTAAACTGATCGTCCGTCATCTGTCCGTTCGAGGCGGCGTAGACGAGCGCGCCCGACGGACGCGCAGAATTATCAAGCAGTGCTTTGTTCCAGCCCGACGCCGTGTTGTGAATGTCGATTGCGGTTGCGGCGGCCTCGATCGGGCTCATGCCGTAATGATCGTTGACGGGATGAAAGAGCTTCAAGTGCAGGATCGGGCGGACACCTTCGACGACATCGTCGATGAAGCGCACGCTTCGTCCGCAGGCGGTATATTCATAGCCTTCCGGCCAACCGTCGACGCCGGGTATCACCTTCATGCGGTCGGGCCGCAGGATATGCAGTTCGCGCAACGCGCCATCGAGCGCGACGGCCTCGGCATAGGCGTTGCCCGAAACAAGCAGGAAGCCGTACCAGGCTTCGAGAAAATCTGTACCGGTGTGATCGAGGCTCGGGCGCCGGATGAGCCCGATCAGCGGATGATCCTCTATCTCGGTCGTGCCCTCATAGAGCAACAACGGGATAGAGGCGGCGGCCTCCGCTATCATGCGTACGGAGCGATAGACGATGGCATTTTGCATGAAGCCTTCACGCGCGAAGGCGGAATAGTCGCGCGGCGCCCACACGGGCTCACCGAGATTCTGGTAAGCGATGAGCGGACCCGTTGCGGTAGCTTTTATGCTCGGCGCCTCCGACTCGCGTTCCGCGAGCCGGCCGCCTGGCACGGGGATGTCACTTCGTTCTTCACGTGCGCTCGATTTTTCACGCGACGAAAACATCCGCGCAACACTGTCGATCAGCGACATGGGGTGTCCTACTATTGTGTGATCAGGCCGAGCTGTGCGCCCCTAACGTCGTCATGCCGACGAATGTCGGCACCCAGTCAACGATCCGCATATGCCGTGTCGAGGTCTGTCTGGATCCCAGCCTGCGCCGGGATGACGTTTGAGCGGGCATGACTGCGTTCCCTTCGCCATGCATTCATCGGGAGAGGAAGGCTGCTCCTCTCTGTTCGGCGCGCGCGACACCTCGCGGAATTCGCGCTTGATGAGGTTGGTCGTGGATGGCCGCCTGCGCGGCCATGACGATAGTGATGGTGTTTCCTTCGGCGCAGAACGTGTGCCGCCAAGCGCCCTAAATCAGAGCATTCGCACCGACGGTTTCATCGTGTTCGTCAGAAGCAGATCGGTGATCGCCCAGACGAGTGCGTCGGCACGGTCGGGACTGCGCCCTTTCACCGTACCATCCGAACCGAAGGCACACATCTGATCTTCGAGCGCATCGAAGCGTCCGACGTGCGCGACGCGGCCTTCCGCGTAGAGCGCCGCGACCGGCTCGGCACGAACCCATTTTCCCCGCGTCGCGCGAACCTTGACGACGGGGAAATTCTCGCAAAACCGCTGCAGCACCGAGATTACCAGATCCCCGCCCTGATTGACTTCGGCGACCATTCGGTCGGCTTCGTAATCATCATATGCGCCCAGCGCCGCCTTCGCCCATATTTCCGGCGTACGCCCCTGAATGGTGCGGTCAGCCAAAATATACGCGCGCTTGTCGGCGCCCAATCCCGCCACAACAATTCCGCACGCATCCGAAGATGCCGTCGCGGTGACGGGCGGATCGAGCGCGACGACGATGCGCTGCATCTCGGGCGCGTTCTCGACCCGCGCTTCTTCGATCCAATGCCGCCGCCATAAACCGTCGCTCGCGTCTTCGACGATCTCGCCTAGCAATTCCTGCCGCCCGAGCGCGGAACCGGCATAGCGCCGCGTCATCTCGGCGAGGAACGACGGCGCGAGGTTCGTGGCGTTGTCGGCAGTCGCAAGATTGACCGTCACGGTCGCTTCATCTGCGATGATCTGTTTCAAAAGCTTCGTCGCGCGCGGCGTTGTCGTCACGCAAACGCGCGGCGCGTCACCGAGGCGAAGGGCAAATTGCAGCATATCCCACGCCTTCTGCGCCCCGCGCCACTTTGCGAGTTCATCACACCATGCAGCCGTGAACTGCGGACCGCGCAACGCTTCGGCTTCGTCCGCCGAGAACAGTTCCGCGATCGCCCCGCTCGGCCACGTCAGACGGCGCTTCGACGGCTCGAATAGCGGGCGTTCATGCACGGGATGAATCGCGAGCAATCCCGACTCGCCTTCGATCATCACATTGCGAACGTCAGCCAGAGTCTTTCCCACCAGCGCTATGCGCGCTGGCGGACTCTTTATTTGCGCGCCACGACTGCCTTTTGTTTGCGCTTTCCGGCTCGCGTTCCGCGAACCGGCCGGAAGGCGCGGGGATAGTGCTCCGTTTTTTTTACCGGCAGTCGCTAGGCTTCGCACCCATTCCGCACCGGCCCGCGTCTTGCCGGAACCCCGGCCGCCTAACAACAACCATACACGCCAAAGCGCGCCCAACGCTGTCGTCACGGGCGAGTCCGCACCCGGCGGCCGGCTCCCCGCAGGGGAGTCGCCGGATGCAAACAATAAGGGCGCGAGTTGCTCGTCGCGGGCCCAGATTTCCCAGTCGTGAGCGATGAACTCAAGCTCGGCCGCGCTCAGCTCATGCAGAACTTCGGGGAGATGTCCGCTTGCGATTGAGGCGCTCAAGACGTTCCGCAATTTCGCGGCGTAGATCTTCCGCATGGGCGAGCGCCTCCTTGCTCTTGGCGTCGCCTCCCGAGCGTTTCGTCTTCGTCATCTCACGTTGCATCTCAACGGCTTTCTCCAATGCGTTGACCATTTGCGACAGGGCCCGGGAAGCCCGCTCGCGATCCTGCGACGTCAGCCCCTTCTGCTTTTCGAGTTTCGTCAGCTCGCCGTCGATCGTGTTGTAGACACGCTGCACGAGAGACTTTTTAGTCGGCGCCCGGCGACTCGCGTTCCGCGAGCCGGCCGCCGGGCGCGGACTTGTGGCGTCGTTCGAGTTTTTTGTTGGTGCGCTGCGACTCTCCTTCGTCGAGCCTGCCGCAGCGCGCGGGCTTGCTTGCTTCTTAGCTGCCGGTTTCGATTTTGCTTTCGGCATTTTGCGAGCTACGGCCGTTGTTGTGCGCGCACGCGACACCGTTTGCCGCGCGCTCGATGCCGCTGCCATGCGCTGCCGACCTTTTCAATTTTTTGATTGAGAACGCGATGCGAGCGATGCGAGCGATGCGAGCGATGCGAGCGATGCGAGCG